AAGCTTCTTCTTTGTCAGACGGATTATATGTTAATTGATCTTCGTCCATAGTAGTTATTTTAAGTCGATCTATCAGATAACTGATAGCTGCTAGATAATATACATCTTATAGGGTTATTGTTCAAACTAGAGCTGTTTTTGAGCTTCTAGCACACTGTCTATGCCATTCGTATACTGTATCCAGTGTCTTTACTATTATGTCTTTTGATAATTAGTCTCTCATCTCTGAATTTCTTGACCTTCTGTGGCTGGAATGTAGCAAGTGCGTATCTTACAGAGTCCATTGCATGATCGTCTTCTTTAGCTGGAACTTCTGGTGCATCTTTGTCTTTAGCTTCTGGATAATGGTATCGTTCAATCTCGTCTAGGAAGAACTTACATTTGCGATCAACCTTGAATCTTCCTTCTTTAATTAGTTGTCTTACTTTGTTAACTCCCCATTCTACATCTTTGTTGGCTTCTAGTGTGTAGAGTCCAGATCGATTGAACTCTGCTATCCTATCAGGTTCTGCAGTATCAGCGTAAAATCGATTGATCTTCCATTTGTCTCGCAAGTTCTTTGCAATCTCGATTAGTTCTGATGTTATCTTCTTCGATTGATAGAATTCATCGAGTAAGTAAAATACTCCATCGATCTCACCAAGTACTGTAATTGCTGCTGGTGCATTGTATCCCCAGTCTATTCCAGCAATCACTTGATTGAATTCTCTTTGTTCTAGTTTTTCAAATGTGTGTACGTTATATATAAAGTCGTCGTATACTAAACCTTCCATCTTTGTAAAAAGTCCCATGTACCTTCGTTCGAATACTCTCTTATCCATCGTAGACTTAGCTCTGTCATATTCTGCTTGTGGGAAGTATGGGCTGTCTATCGATCTAAACTGTACTACGAGATAGTCTTTATTGCCTTTCCTGAACTGCTCAAAGAAATCAGTTGATAACCAGTTGAAGAAGTACGGTGTTGTAGTTATCAAACATTTTCCTTGCAGGATCGAGAGACGACCTTGAACGTTGATCCAAGCATCGACTTTCATCTGACCTCCTTCATCGAGCCAAGCCCAACGAAGAGTCATACCTTCTAGAGAGTTTGGATCTTCTGTTGAACGAATGTAGATCTTACCTCTACCAGGAACGTCGATATGTGAATCACCTTTCTTGTAGTATTTCTTTAGATCACGATTGATTGAAAAGAACTTCGGTAATGTAGACTGTTGGAGAATCTTATATGTCGGTGCAGCAATCATTCCATCATCATGTGCATATTGATCGAACTGCATTCTAGACCAGACGCATCCAGCAAATGTCTTACCTCCCTGAATACCAGAGATGATAGCAATAAATCTGTTATCTGCAAATAATGCCTGATCCTGATACTTATGCAACTTGATAGTTACTTTCTCCATAGCAATCAATTAGTGGAGTCAACTGAATTAGATTAGTTCTCTTTGACTGTTGGATTGAGTGCTCCCAGTTCATGGGTTAGCTCAAATAACCAGTTTGCTTGAGTACCGAATGCATCTTTGATTAAATCCTTCACGTACTTCAATCTGTCTTTGTCTGTAAATGTTGCATCGATGATTGTCAAGACTTTACCTTGTGTACCTTTCATGACGTTTAGAGCCATATTGAATGTTAATGCTTTCTCTTCATTAACGTCCTGCTCTACTAACTCTGAACTCTCAATGTGGTTCCCCATCATATCTTCGAGTTCATTGTTCTGATAAGCTTCTTCAGCTGCTTCGTTGATCTCGTCTTCTGTTAACTTAACTTCTGACATATGTTTGTTGACTTAACTTGACTCCACTGATCGACTGTTATGGACTATCACCCAATGGCTAGAGCATTCGGTGCTATGTGTTATTCTCAATACGTGTGATTGAGTGATAGTCTATAAGTTAATTACGAAAATAGAGATGTCTTCCAACGTCTCTATTCTTTATCTGTGTATCTTACGACTTCGATCTTGATTGTCCCATCTTCTCCACCACCTTCAACGAACTTCTTATCAGCAAAGAGTTTAGATGTTAGATCTCGTAGCATATCTTTCTCACCCTTGAGACAGTGATATGCGAATGCATCTCTTGCAGAACCGAAATGTGCTACCTTCTGAACCTCGTTGATTATTGGGTTACCATCTTCATCTTGTCCTGCGAACTTTGTAATCGTCTCGTAGTTAATGCTGAGATCTTCCATCGTTACTTTACCCTCCCATAGTTGAACTAACCAGTATTCATCAGCAAGTCGTATGCTTCGATCTTTACGAATATCTGCAGCTAATGCAGCTCTTCTCTTACGTAATGCTCGTTGTGCTTGTATTCGTTTAGATACTGCCATACAGATTGATGTTAGTTTACAGATGTTCGATTATGTCGAAGTACTCGAGTTAGTATACTGATTTGTAGTAGCAAAGCTTTATTATCTCCCAGTGGCTAGAGTAGTGATGATGTCTACGATATGCTTCTCTTAGCTTATATAGAAAATACATCAAATGAAATCTAGGTCTGTAGTTCATACTGGAAAAATTATTCTGTTTGAAAACCAATAGCAGGTTGTAGTTCTTTCTTCTCTTCTTTGTCCTCTTCCTCCCAGATTGCTACTAGTTCTGCTTTAGTTCTCTGTTGCAATGCTTTGTCCATTGTCTCTGCTTTGATTTTCGACTTTATGTAGAAGTTGTGCATAGTCATAAGAGACGTTATCTTGGATCTCGAAGAGTTGTTCTGCTGACCAAGTTAAGATACTTTGAATGAGTCTCATCTTCTCTGTCGGTGTGAGATCATAATACTCAGACTTCAATGTTAGTATCTCTTTTACTTCTTTCTCGTCTTGTACTGAGAATGTTTGCATATAGCTAGAATTAAAACTTAGAACGATCTTTGTCCATCGAGTGTATCAAATGTTGCTCCACAGTCTTCACAATCACATTGTAAAAATACGAAACCGTCTTCATCTCTTTTTGGTTTTAAGACTCCAGTATAGCATTCTGGACAGTCATCGTATGCTGCTGGCATATTATTCAATACCTAGTGCATCTGCAACTTGTACATATGCTGCTTTAGACTTGTAAGACTTAGCACCATATGTGTTGAATAAAGATTTGAGCAATTCCATCTTTTCATCAGATAGTTCAATTTCTAGTTCTTTTGTAGCGAATTCTTCTAACTTAGCACTTTCTTCTGGGAATAGTTGTTTTGCTTCTGCTTCTAACTCATTGTTAAGTTTAGCAGCTTCAGCATCTTTCTCTGCTGTACTCATCTCTTGTGGTAACTGATCGAACATTAAACGATACTTAGGAAGAAGAGTTAGCTTCTTTGACTGTAATGATTGAAAGACTTCTGTATAGTCTTTAATACCTTCTACGATGTCTTTGACTAAGTTAGTACTTAATCTAATTTCTTTAGTTGTCTTCAGTTCACTTAGTGGTACTGAATCTATGACTGTAGCTAATTCGTGGAATCGAATAGCTATTAACTTTACTTTCTGCATATAGCTAGAGAGTTAATGAATAAATAAGTTAATTGATATGTAGTCTCTCTATCAGTGTAGAGACTTACTTAAAATGCATAGTGCATCTCTCTGAACTAGAGAGACTACATATACCGACCTATTGCAGCTCTCATAGTTGATTAGACAGTGAGAATAGCTAATAGATGACGAATCCCTAGTAGAGAGTATTACTACCTTCAGCTAGGGTTATCACTGGTACTGTACTGCTACTCTAGCAATAACAGATAGTATTCAGCATCTATTAGATACTCTTAATACGACATAGTCTAGTATAGCTTCTATACTGTATTAGAGTATATATACTATACTAGACTATAGCTAGTAAGAGACAGTAGAGATTGTGACTACTTTATTATACCATATTTTTGAGATCTTGTAAACAGTTGTTATCTCACTCTCTCAAAAGAAGTGCAATTAAAGTTAGTTACAGCATGATTATAGTAAGCTATATGCTGCTTTTGTTACTATTTTACTGCTCTAATTTGCTGTAGTTTTACAGAAGAAACAGAGTTATTAACAGGTTACCTATTTACAAGTCTCTCAAAATCTCTTATAATATGTATGTAATCGATTAACTCTCCAATGAGACAAAATCATTACATCTAGCTCTTTACAACAATCCAGTCGCATCACATCGATCTGGACTGTAAAGAAAATCTCAACAGTAGTTGGAGAGAGAGGTTAGAGCTACATGCTTTTCTTACTTCTCTCTTCCAACTCAGAGATCTCATTTATCAATTATATAAAGGTCGAACATTTATTCATTTTAATTCTAGCTAAATATATGAAAACAGTACAACAAATAAAGAAGATTGTCAAGAAATTATATAAAGAAGAAATTAGAGAACTTTGGAAAATAGAAAAGACACCACGAGACGAGAGACTCTCTGCAAAAGAACTAGAGCAAGATGCTAAAAACTTTGCAGAAGAAGAAACAGAACAGATCTTAGAGAATATTAAAGCATCTCTCGTATGAAAATACACAAATGTGATATTTGCAAAGCTGAGAGAGAACTAGGAGAGACAATAGAGATTGATGTTGGAGTAGGTTTTAAACTCAAAAACATAGTAAGTAGCAGTCTAGATCTATGCAAAGTCTGTTATGAAGAACTTCTAGACTTTATTCAACTAAAAAAGCAATCATATGAAGAATCAGCAGACTCAAAGCTTAAGAGAGAGAACAATTCAATTGTTATGTGATGCAGACTATTGCAATACTAATTTCATAGCTCAAAGAGTACGTCACTATATAACGGTCGAAGTGATGCAGAGACAACAGCAAATTATTCAGCAAGGAGAATATGTACAAGCTAACCTTGGAATTTGAAACACTATCTGAACTCTCAGTAATGGTAAAGAGATTGACTGGTGAAGAGCAAGAACAGATCTTAGCACCAGACAAGACACCACATCGAGACAGAAAGAAACTCACAGACTTCGAATTAGATATGATTGCTGATTGGTATCGTAAGGGACACACATATAAGAAGATTGCAAAGTCTCTTAATAGATCAACAGCTTCAATTGCAGTAGTTCTATCGAAGATGTTCAAGAACGGATTAAAGAGAAGAAACAACGTAGCTATTAACTTAAGTACTACATATGAAAATCCGAAAGCATCTAACTGAAGGACTTACAATCGAAGACTTCGAACTGATTGTACTTGCACTAGATGGAGTACAGAAAATGCATGAAGATAGAGTTAAAGAAGAAATGATTCTCGGACACGAAGCAATCATCAGAAGGTTTACAGGATATCTAAATAGAGCAGACAGAATGAGAGAATACTGCGATATGATGATCAGAAAAATAAGAGGAGAGAAGTTCGAAGAACACAAGAAGTCTAAGAGATGGTGGAGAGGAGTTCTAGGAAATAGCAGAAATCAAAATTGATATGACAATACAAGATAGACTCTCACTAACAAACGCTACAATCATAATAATCGCTTGGGTAACACTCCCTTGGTGGTTAGCAATAATTATTACAATCGTAAGTATATTATGAAAAAAGACAAATTTAAAGTTGGAGACCGTATCCTCTTAATTTCAAACAGATACAGAAAAGGAGATGCAAATCCAGTATACAAAGAAACAAAAGTAGTTGGTACAATAATCGAGATTCTCGAAGTTAGAGAAGAAGTAGATAAGAGATTCAGATATGGAGTAAAATGGGACAATGAAGAGACAAACTCTTATGAAGAAGAAACGCTTGTTCTGTCTACTCCTGCAAACAGAAAGAAGTATAGTACTGTATCAATTGACAAGAACGAAGAACAATCTGGTGAGTTAGCAAAGACATTAGCTGCAATTGCTATGGCTGGTTCTAGTGCAGCAAAGATGATGTCTATGGATACAGATACTGCTATTCGATACACATTAAAATGTGGTCTAGCAATTCTAGAATCAGAAGGCTTTATCACTATCAATAAAGGTCGAAGTGAGAAGAAAGTTAAATCAGTAACAAAGAAACAATATGCGAAAAAGAAAAAATCAAGTTAGTGATACTCCACCAGACTTCTTAGATCCAGAACAACACGAAGAGAAAGAAGTTGAAGTGAATGTTACTACAGTGACTAGGAATTACTTTCGTAAGTTGAATATGTCAGCTCACGGTGGTAAACAGTTCGAGACAGTTGATCTCGGTGAAACCCTTACAGCAACTGTTGGAGAAGGACAGACAGCTAAAGAAGTCGGACATGCTTTACATCAACTAGCAATGACACACATCGAAGAAGATGTAGCAGCATTCGACAAGTTAGCTGCAGAAGATCAACCAGTTAAGAGAGAGAAAGCTAAAGATGAGTTGAAAGTAAGTAATGATGAACTTGTAGAGATTCGAGACTTGATTCAGCACTTATTAGCTGCTAAATCAATGAAGGATCTGGCCGTACTACAAGAAGAGATCAAACAGAGACAAGACTTAAATCCAACTCAACTAGCTTACCTTCGTGAAAAGTTCAATGCGAAGGCTAAAGCATTCAAAGATGTTAGTACAAAGAGTTAGTCATTCTTCAGTTCGTGATTATTTGAAATGTCCAGCATTATTCTTCTACAGACACGTATTAAAACTAGAACTCGATGAGAAACCAATACATCTTCATTTCGGTAAATGCTTACACAGAGGGTTAGAATTATATCACAAGAACGGAGCAGATCCAATACAGATCTTCAAAGATGAATTCAAACCTGATGACTTAGCAGACGAAGACACAAAGAAGTATTTTGAGTTACTAGAGCAAGGAGAGAAAATGCTAGAATATTATCTACAGAACGTAGATGACTATAAGTTAAAACTAGGAATACAAGTAATAAAGACAGAAGAGAAGTTAATGATGGAGCAAGTAGTTGATCCAAGTACTAAGAATAAGTTACTCTTCGATCAACTGACTGGAGTAATCGACTTTGAAACAGCTGACGAGAGACTAGGAGATTATAAAACGTCTAGTCATAAGTATACACAGCAAGAGATCGATGAGTCAATGCAACCAACATTCTACTATCTACTCTATTACTTAGAACACGGTAAACTTCCAAAGTCGTTCATCTATATCGTATTCTTAAAGAAGAGAAAGAGAGATATGATACAGATCTTAGAAACAAACAGGACGATGGAAGACATAACAAAGTTGGTAGAGATAATTAACGAAATATATGCAAAGGTCGAGAAAAAACAATTTGATAGACAGCATGATGACAGTACTTATTGTGACTGCTTAAAGTACGAAGAACTACTAAAAATATGAACATGAAATTAGATCCTGAGAAATGGTATTCAATAACTGACTTAGTTGCATTAGCTAAAGATGGATACGTTCCATTCTTGTCAAGAACAACTTGGACAGACTTAGTACAATCTAAGAAGTTACCATACCTGATCAAAGGTGACGAAAATAAGAAAGTCTACATGCTACAAGGTAAAGACATCATCTCTTATCTAGATGAGAGTAAAATACCAGAGAATAAAGAATAGAATCTGTTGGTACTGTGGCTGCCCAGAAGAAGTAAGAGCAATTCATGAGCATCATGTTTTCAAGAGAAGTACACACCCACATCTAAGAGATGTACAATCTAACAAATGTGATCTCTGCTGGAAATGCCATATGAGAACAGAATCTGACCACTCATTCCTTCTCGAAATACAAAGACTATGGACTATCAAAACAAAACCCCAAGAGAACTAGCAGAAGAGACAATGAGATTGTCTTATGAGTTTGGAGAACTCTCTGATGAACTTGGTAGAATCTACAAGATCAAGGACATAGACTGGACTTTAATTAGGGACTCAGTTACTTCAGATAAGCAAGCAGAGCAGATCTGGAGAAATACTCAAGAAGGTATCAGAGAACGAGAGATAGAATTAGAGATGAAAAAGATTCAGAAGATGTTAGCTGCTCTCAAGACATACTTAAATGTCAGAGAGAACGAAGCAAGAGGACTTTACTAATATGCTAGAGACAAAGAGTTGTAAAGAAGCTGCATTAGACTATCTGAAGAAAGGTCTATCAGTTATTCCAATCGGCACAGACAAGAAACCTCTCTTTCCCTGGAAGATCTACACAGAGAGAAAACCAAAGAAAGAGGAGATTGAGAAATGGTGGACTGACAATCCAACTGCAGGAGTAGCAATTGTAACTGGTAAGATCTCAAACTTAACAGTAGTAGATGTAGAATACGGTGGACTCTCTGACTACCTTCCTGCTACACTGACTATAAGAACTGGTGGAGGAGGAGCTCACTTCTACTATCGATATACTCCAAAGTTCAAGAACGCAGTAAGAATTAGAGAACTAACAGATATCAGGAACGATGGAGGTTACGTTGTAGCTCCACCATCAAGACATAAATCTGGTAAGAGGTACTCGATTCTAAAGTCTGGAGGGATGAAGATCACAGAATTTCCTATACACTTATTTGTAACTGAAGCTCTAAGAACAGCAAAGACAGATTGGAACGAAGTCTTTAGTAACGTTGAAAAGGGAGAGAGAAATAGTTCAGCTGCAAAAGTTGCTGGAACATTTCTTACTAAAGTACCATATACATTCTGGGAACAGATTGCTTGGCCTGCTTTAAAGAACTGGAACAATACTGCTTGTAAGCCACCACTACCAGAAGAAGAACTTCGATCTGTTTTCAATAGTATCTCAAGTAGAGTAACATATCAACAAGACGATACTGAGAAAGAGATCAAAGACATGCCAGCAATGATTGAAGAATACAAACAGAAATTGAAAGAGATTAAAGCTGGAAATGTTCAAGTTGTCAAGACAGGATTCGTAAACTTAGACTCTCTTCTCAATGGTGGTTGGAAGAAAGGAGAACTAATACTAATTGGTGCAAGACCTTCAGTAGGAAAGACATCGTTAGCATTAACATTCACTAAGCACGCTGCTATGGCTGGTAACAAAGTCTTGTTCTTCTCAATTGAAATGAGTACAATGGACATCTATGAGAAGCTAGCATCATTCGTATCAAACATTCCAACGACTGATATTATTAACGGAGTAGTTCCAGCAGACCAGATGGAGAAGATCTTCACTAAGACTAGATCACTGAAAATTGATATCGCAGAGTTAGCAACAGCTACGTCAACAGCAGTGATCGAAATTGTCAAGAAGAAATTACTTGATGAGAAGATCGACTTAATCGTGATTGACTATCTCCAGTTCCTTACAGATTCAAATAAGAATGGAACAGATGCTACAAGAGTTGGTATCATATCTAGGAACTTGAAGATGTTAGCAAGAATGACTGGAATACCAGTGATCTGTCCTGCTCAATTAAACAGAAGACCAGAAGAGAACAAGGACAAGATACCACAACTATCTAACCTACGTGATTCTGGAAACTTAGAAGCAGATGCAGATGTAGTGATCTTACTACACAGACAGATCCTAGGAGACTCAAAAGATGAAGCTACAATGATCGTAGCAAAGAATCGAAAGGGAGCTACTGGAGAAGTCAAAGTTAAGTTTGATCTACGCACTACTCAATTCAAATAATATGTTAGAAAGAGAACAAGAGATTGTAGATTGTAAGTTCTGTCCATTCCAGGAATATACTTACAACAAGACAAAAGAACTAGGATTCGGGAACAAGTATAGAATCATGTTCGTTGGATCTAGTCCATCAGTAACAAGTAACAAATCTCAAGGAAAGAGTCGCTTTGACTTCTATCTAAGAGACTTACTAAGAAAGGTCGATATCGAAGAGAGTGATTATTACTTCACAAATCTCGTAAAGACTTCAATTCCAACAGGAGTAATACCAACAGATGAACAACTTAGACATTGTATGAGTCATCTAGTAAAAGAGATTCTAGATGTCAAACCACAAGTGATCATACTGTTTGGAAAAGTTACTCGTGATGCATTTGAATTGAAGTGGCCTGAAACATTTGTATCGAAGACATTCACTCTTGGAGAGAAGAAATTCAGAACAACAATATACCCGATTCAGCATCCTGGGATACTACATTATCATCCAGAGCAAGAATCGAAGTATCTAAAATCATTAACAAAAGCAATTACAAAATATAAGAGAATACTATTATGACATACATTGATAAAAGACTGTTGAAGATGTCGAAGTCATCTGGTAATAAATTAGTACTAGAAGTCGGAGAATCTGCAGTTGGTCTCTACATTGGTTACGAATTAAAGTTCAACGAGAAATATGGTAAAGAGCAAGCCTGTTACAAAATCAAATTAGCAGACGGATCTATCAAAGAACTTCGCTCATCTAGTGGCAAAGTTGCTGGTAAGTTCTACAGAATACCTCCACAGACAAAGATCAAAGTTACTAAACTTGGAGAAGGACAGAATACTGACTACGACGTGAAGATGTCTAGTGTAGTTAAGACTGCTGCTCCAGTAGAAGAAGATGATCTTGACACTGCTGTAGAAGAACCAGAAGTACAAGAAGATGAAGTAGTCGAAGAAGAAGCAGAGATCTCAGAAGCAGAATTTTAATCATTAACATATAAATCGTATGGAAGAACAAACACAAGGAACATTAACTCTACGACAAGAAGCAGAAGCACAACTTAGAGAAGAGTTTGCTAAAGCACAACGTAAAGAGATGATGGACAAACTTATCGAAATTAACAGAGCACGTCTAAAACAAGTCGAGCTAGATAAGACAATCTCAAATCTAGAATTAGATGCTAAGAAACTTGAAGAACGAACATATGAAGAATGGCTCGGAACAAAGAATCAACCAGGATTCTTCAGACTTCCTGTTGACTTCGGAGGATTCACAACATCATATACGTCAACTAACTAGGTTAACTTACGAAGATGTTATGCAATTATGCTTACCACTTCATAAAGATGATAACTTTAAATACTTAAAACATAGACATATGAACACAGTAGATACATCGAATCCTGTAGTTGCTACAGTCAGTGAATTGATCTTAAACTTCAATCCAGAGACTGCTAACAAAAAACAGATCAGAGAATTACGTAAAGCATTAGCTGCATTGAAGAATGAGAAATATCCAAAGGGAGCTAAGAAAGCTAAAGTAGCAAAAGCAGTTAAAGCTCCTTTGCTAAAGAAACCTGTTACTCAGAAGAGAAATCTTAAAGTCTCAGTACTTGAGATGGAATAATATGTTACTATCTACTTTCTTACAACAAGTATTATTCGGAAGAGATTCAAAGATCAGTGATAAAAAACTAGGAAAGTTTATTACATACACAGAGACTGAGCAAGACGGTAGTACAAGAAGAGTATTCTTTAGTTCTTCAGATGGTATCATATCGTCACTCGAAAAAAGAATCTCTGCACTAGAGAAAGAACTTACTAACTTAAAAAGTAAGAAGAAATAAGTATGATAATTTTACTAGAAGGTTGTGACAAGGCTGGAAAGAGTACACTAGTAAAGGGGTTGAAAGAGATGTTCCCAGAATCTGTCGTCTTTAAGAATATGATTAAGCCAGAAGATAAATTACAGTCAACAATCGGAAGAACAGCTGGAATCTATCTCGGTAGCTATCAGTTTGCTCAACAGATACAGAGAGAAGGAAACACGTTTCATACAATCTTTGACAGGGGACACTTAACAGAGATCGTATACTCACATCGAAGAGGATACGAATCTACTAAGCACATCGATTGGATTCATTACGAGAGAGAACTACTTTCTCAGAATGCAATCATAGTCTATGCTCATGCTCCAGCAAATGTCATCAAAGAAAGATTCAAAACAGACAAAGAAACATACGTAGATGAAAAAGAAATAGAAGGAATCTTAGAGAGATACGAAGAATATCTAAGAATTACTAAGATTCCAGTAGTTAGAATATCATCATTGAATGATAATAAGTCGAATCTAGCTATGCTATTCAACTTCATCAATAATCAGTATAATATATGGACATCAGCCAAGAACGAGATGAACGAATCGAAGGAGATCAACTTGAAGTAATGTTCAGCAGACAAACTGAAGTAGAGAAACTCTTTGCTCACGTAGAAGGAGTTCCAGAAAGATTAGTCTTTGGTAAGTTAGAGAACTTACATCTACCAGAAGTCTGCAGACATATTAACGACGAGATACTCTGGAGAATCGTTCAAGAAGTAAATGAAGCAGTAGTCGCTCTAAGAAATGGAAAGACTTGGAGACAGACTAAATACTTCACAGATGTTAATGAATATCTAGATGAAGTTGCTGATATCATGATCTACTTTATAAACTTATGTCTAGCATCTGGAATTTCAGCAGAGAAGCTAACACAGACAGTTCTAAAGAAGATCAAAGTAAACGAGAAACGTTTTAAGTCTAAGTACTAATATATGATAGAAGTAAGAATTGACTGTGAACTTTGCAACACAGATGAAGCAACAACAGCATATTGCGATCGATGTATCGAAGTAAAACTAGAAGACGCATACAATTCTGGTTTTGAAACAGGAAAGAAAGAAGGCCGAGAAGAGATGAAAGAAGAATTAACCACAGAAGTATGAGAATCTATACAAACTGTAAAGAAGCAATCACTGATATTGGTAGAGAACTTAAGAAATGTGCTACAGAAGTACATACTGCAACTTACCAAAATAAAGTGATTGAAGACAAACCAGAATTTGCTACTAAAGAGATTGAAGCATTTGCATTCACTATTATCGATCAATCTGATAAAGATGAGATGCCAAATGTAACATTAGCTTGGTGCGAATCAGAATTCGAAGAAAGAATCTCAAGAGTAAACATCAATCCTGGTGAAGCATATAAATTAAGACCAGAAGTTTGGAATGAGTTCTTAGTTGATGGCAAATTTGACTATACATATGCAGGTCGAATGTATGCTCAAATAGATGCAAACATCGAAGAACTTAAAAAGCATCCAGCATCGAGACAAGCAATCATTCAGATCCACGATAGAGTAGTAGATCAAGAGAAGATGGGTAAAGAACGAATTCCTTGCTCAATGACATATAGCTTCATGATACGAGATGGAAAACTTGATATCATTTACTATATGAGGTCTACTGACTTTGCTACACACTTTCAGAATGATCTCTGGCTTGCTATGGAATTACAACAATACATTGCAGAGAAAGTAGGAGTAGAAACTGGTAAGTTTATCTTTTTTGCTAACTCACTACATATCTACAAGAAAGACTGGGAGTTACTCTCAAACTACTAATATGATTATCGAACAAGAACTAACATACGAGCAATTCTTGAATGAGCCAGAGAGAGAATATCTCAATGGGTACAATTCTAGAGAGCAAATCGTCTTGCAATACAGAGAGAACAATCAAAAGTATGCTCTTAAGATCAAAAAGTTCCCTTGGTACTTCTGTGTTACAGTTGAAGACTTCAACAAGCACAAAGCATTCTTTACGAAGATGCAAGAGATGCAATTAGTAAAGAGCACAGAACAAGACGGAGACTTTATGAAACTCTATTGCAGAAATACTGATAAGAAAGTGATGGATGAAAAACATCAGTTGATTGTTGAACTAGACGAGAAAGGAATCAAGCATTATGAGTCTGATGTTAGTTCTGTTCAAAGATTATTAGTTGATCAAAAACTTGAGATAGCAAAAGACTATCGTGTATTATACTTCGATATTGAAACAGACGACAGAGGAAGAGGGATCGTAGTCGGAAGAGATGAGATTCTTTCAATAGCTTGTGTTGACAAAGACGAAGTAGTAAAATACTTCACACATAAGTTCGATCCAGCAGATACAAAGAAAGCTGGTGAGAGAAGAATGTTAACAAAGTTCATTGAATATATTGATGACTACGATCTCTTGGCAGGATGGAACTCTGAGAAGTTTGATATCCCGTACATACAAGAGAGACTTAAGTATCATGACATCTACTATGATAGCAGGCAGATCTTAAAGCTTGACATGATGCAAAAGACAATGGAAGTCCATAAGAGAAATATCGAACTGATTAAAGAAGTCAGAGGATTCTCACTTAATGCAATCTCTAAGTATTTTCTTAAAGAAGAGAAAGTAGTACATTCGATGGGTATCTATGAGATGTATGAGAAAGATCCTGTCTCTCTTAAGAAGTACAATATACAAGATGTGATGTTACTTCTTAAGTTAGATCGAAAGCTAAAGCTCATAGACCAGAAGATTGCAGAGCATCAAATCACAGGTTGCTTCTTATGTGAATACGCAGTATCGAGAATCTTAGATGTATATGTTCTAAGAAATGCAAAGAAGTTCGGAAGTGTTCGTTTTCCTTCTAAACCAAACAGAGATACATTAGACTTCAGTAGTAATCGAGAAGCAGGATATGTTGGAGGTTATGTTATCGAACCAATTACTGGACTACATCATAACATCTACCACTTCGACTTTACATCTCTATATCCTAGTATCATTCAGACTTTCAATATTAGTCCAGAGACTTGGATACGAAAAAGAGAAGAAGGAGAGAAATCTAAAGATGTACTATACACTCCAAACGGACAAGTATTTGCTAAAGAGAAGGGAATCATACCAAAGATTATTGGAGATCTTCTTAAAGCAAGAAACGATGTCAGGAACTTCGAGCTAAAGAAGTATAAAGAAGGAACACAAGAATACGAACAACTTTACTTCAAACAATATGCATTCAAGACTATTGCTAATAGCTTCTATGGTATCTTAGGTGCACCATTCACTCGATATTACAAGTTAGAAACAGCTGAGTCAATAACTCTCTCTGGTCATTATTTGATTAAGACTTCTAAGAAGTTCTTAGAGGAGAAAGGATACAAAGTAATCTATGGAGACACTGATTCAGTATTCGTTCAGACAGAGCAAACAATCGACCAAGATGCACTACACAGAGAGATCAATGAATTTCTGTCGTATCATCTCTTTAGACTCTTCAATGTAGTAGACAGTCATATTGACTTGAAAGTAGAAGACCATTATGATTCAATGCTGCTTACTGACAAGAAGAAATATGTCAAGCAGAAAGGAGATGAACTAAAGATCGTAGGTCTAGAAGCTAGAAGGAGAGAGACTCTACCATTTGCTGCACAAGCACAGAAAGACATGCTAAAGATGCTAATGGTTGATAAAGCAGATGTGAAGACAATCAAGTCTTGGTTAGATAGCTTGAAAGACTATGTAATGAATCACATGAAGAAAGAAGAGTTAATGCTTCAAGTAAAACTATCTAAAGACTGTGAAGACTACGATAAGAAGATCTACGACGAAGAAGGAAACTTAGTAGGAGTCAAAGAATCAAAGTTACCTCATATCAAAGTTGCTAAGTGGTTAATTGAGAATAGTATCAAAGAGAATGGAATGAATACTTGGGAGAGAGGATGCTATATCAAGTTCATTGTGATAGAGCACAAACCGAAAGTAGATGCTGTCTCTATTTATAACTACGAAGATAACTATGATCATGCATACTATTGGAATGTAAAAGTATATGCGATTCTAGATCGTGTCCTGAAAGTGATAGCACCAGAAGAGAACTGGGATTCATTCTTAATAGAAGTACCAAAGAAACAAAGAATCAGTAAGAAACAAACTAAAATGAACATATGAAAATAACAATCTACAAATGTGATGAATGCAATAAGATTCTCTCAGACGACAAAGAGTTCAGTAGTCATCTGAGTATTGACAGTGGAAGAATTCAACTTGCACATAAAGGAGATACCAAACATATCTTGACTCATAACTTATTAACTGGTATCAAACAATTCTGCAATACAGTCTGCTTGTCTAATTATATAATCAAGAGAGAAGCAGATGTAAAAAACGATCTTCGAATCTCTGTCTATAATATTGGCTTATGAACAGAAAGACACCCGAAACATTGGTTACAGATGAAATAATTGATGCTCTTCACAAACTTGGATACACTGTGAAGAAGATCTACAACGGTGGGACACCAGCAAGAGTATTCAATAACAAGATTATTTACAAGAAGAAGAGTGATGAGTATAAGGGAATTCCAGATCTTATTGCTTATAATCTGAAGAGTAAGAAGTTCTTCTTTATAGAAGTCAAAAGACCAGATGGTAAAATGAAACCAGACCAACTAGAATTTATGGGAGCATTTAATTCGTGCACTCAGTTCAGGTCGATAGTTGTTAGAGGAATAGATTCATTATTAGCAGAACTTAAAATATGAGGATTCTTATCGAGTTATTACTAGCATTCATAATTGGGATGACTGCTTACAAAGTATTTAATTTATTATTCCCAAATAAAAAGAAATAGTATGAATAAAACATTAGTCGGTCTAATTATTGGTGTAGTTGCTCTCTTTGTGTTAGCAATTATCAATCCGTTTGTCATCATCTCAGCTGGACAGAAGGGTGTTGTATTAAAATGGGGAGCAGTTCAAGATACTGTATTAGATGAAGGTATCCATTGGGTTACTCCAATCTCAACTGACGTAGAGAAGATGGATACACAGATTCAGAAAGAAGAAATTGATGCTACAGCAGCTTCAAAAGACTTACAGACAGTTACTTCTAGAGTTGCTTTGAACTTTCACCTAGATGCTACAAAAGTTAATGTTCTCTGGAAAAACTTAGGGAAAGAATTCAAATCTAAAGTGATCGATCCATCAATTCAAGAATCTGTTAAATCAGCTACTGCAAAATATACTGCAGAAGAACTAATCACAAAAAGAGAATTAGTGAAAGAAGAGATTAAACAGTCACTAAAAACAAGACTTGCAGTAGACTTTATCATTGTAGATGAACTGAATATTATTAACTTCGACTTCAGTAAGTCTTTCAATGATGCTATTGAAGCAAAAGTTACTGCAGAACAAAATGCATTAGCTGCTAAAAATAAGTTAGAACAAATTAAGTTTGAAGCAGAGCAAAAGATTGCTACTGCTAAAGCAGAAGCAGAGTCAATCAGACTTCAATCTGATGCTGCTAACAACGAGAAATATGTCTCTCTGAAAGCATTAGAAGTTCAACTTGAATTTGCTAAACACTGGAAGGGAGAATATCCACAGAGTGTTACTATCATGGGTAGCGGAGTCAATAATCCATTACCGTTATTCAACGTCAATAAGTAATATGTTAGAGAAGATCATTGCACAGAAGATAGAAACATGCAATGACTGCGGTACTGAGATTCAAGAAGGAGAATTCTGTTACTCAGATGACTTCGAGAATGATACAGTAGTCTGCAGAGATTGCTTCGAAGTTAACCAGTAAAATACTACAATAAAAGAGCTGTTATATAGGTCAGATGAGTATTATATCATCTTTCACTAGTAACAGCTCTTTTTGACGTCGTTTTGAGCTCTAAGCAAGCTGATTAACTCTTCTTCACGAAGAGATGTTTGCCGATCTTCTTAGTAGACGATGGATTCTTCTGCCAATCATAGCTACTTGCAGTATCTGGGTTATAATAAAAGTCAGCACCTCCTGTTAGATCTTCGAGTTGTCCAGATGCTGCTTTATCGTATAGTTGAGAGATCTCTTCTAGTACTTGTCTCTCTTTATCAGAGAGATTCACTTTCTTACCTCTTAGATAATCTCTAGCTTTCGAGTATAGTTTATTATTAACATCAAATGCAGAGAATTGATTCTTTGCACTAATTACACTAAAGATGTCTTTACCTTCTGCTAAATACTTCTTGTGATTCTCTAATCTATTATTGATAACATTGAAAATAGCTTGTCTTCCTTCTGGAGATTCTCCAAGTGCTTCTGCAAAGATTGTTGCTAAGACTTTCTTCTTCTGATCATCTGATACAGTATACTCTACTCTCTTTTGCACAGGAACATCGAGTTCTCTAGTTACTTCGTTTTTTTTAGAATCTGTAGTCTCTATGATTCCATCTAATGTTCTCTCTTTTTTCAGTGCTGGTATAGTAGCAGCTCCTGCTGCTAATGCTCCACCTGCAATAACTGGTTCTATCTTAGCTGAACCTTTCTTATTTTTTACTTTAGAGACTGCTCTAGAGATGACAGAAGAACCTGGTTCAACAGCTGCTTCTTTATCTAGAACATCGAATGCTTTCTTGATGTATCTGTTTGGATTATTCAGATACTTCATATACCATTTGATACCTTGACCTGCCATACCCTTAGCAAATTGAGCAGGATTCCCAGTCATTGCTCCGACTAATAAATCAGCTCCTGTAAAGATGTTTGGTAAATCAATAAGTCCTTGTGGGTTCCTTCTTGCTTCAACTAAGACTTGACGTGTAAGATCTTTCTCTACAGTCTTCAATGCACCGTATTCATTCTTTAGAGCTTGATATTCTACTCCTGTAGACTTCTCAATCATATCATCTAGTTCACTTCTCATCAATGCAGCAGTAGATGCATCAATCTGTGCTTTAGCTTTAGAGACTCTTCCTTCATAGAATCCTGTCAGAGAACTATTAAGATCTTGGATACGTGCTTCAACAACTTCTGGAGATTCTCCTGCAAGTTCTTCGACTTCAGTTTTCAACTTCTCTGCATATCCTCTGATCTCTGGATTGTACTTTTTGCTATTTGCTACTTCATCAAGTTTTCCTAGTGCATTAGCAGGATTGTATTTGACACCTTCAGTACCAGCATCTATTGCAGCTTGATGATATTCATTGTAGATTGTACTCTTTGCTTTATTAAGTCCTTCAAGCATTTCTCTTCTTGTCTCTGGTGCTCTTACAACTGCTTCTCCTTCTTCATCTGTGATCTCTGGAGCATACTTCTTGATGATTCTGAAAGCTTCTGCAGCTTTAGTATAATATTCATCAACTTTTTTTGCACTCTGTTTGAGACCTGGTTTGATTCCTTTATCGATTGCTTGTTTTAATATACTACTTACTTTTGTCTCAATTGGTTCTGTTAACTTCTTAACTCCTTTTGCAACTGCAGGTGCAGCAGCACCGATTGCACCACCAAGTACTGCACCTCCTACTGCACCAACTACTCCACCAGTAGCAATATCTCTTGCATCTCCTAGATTCTGTGCTTCTCTTCCAGCTCCACTTAATACACCAGAGACTGCTCCAGTTTTTACACCAGTCTTTATACCTTGCTTAACTGCTCCTTTCAATGTTTGCTTTCCTAATTGTGTTGCTCCTCCACCTCCTACTACCCAAGAGCCAATCTCTGCTCCATATCCAGCAATCTTTTTTGTAGCTTCTCCTGTTGTCTCTTGACCAGTGAACGCAGGTTTGACTTCTCCTAAGAATGGAACATTCCTTGATACCATCTCGTTCTTTACTTGATCTTGTCCGGTTGCTAATGCTTTAGCTGTCTGTCCTATCTGTGCTGCTTCATTGTATGCAGTAACTCCAACCTCAGCGATTGGTCTCACAATGTCTTCACCGAGTTGTCTCAAAAAACTCTTTGGTTTAGCAACTTGTGTATTTCTTAATTCAAAGTCGTGAATCTGTTCTACTGATAGACCCTTATTACGAAGTTCTTTGAACTGTTCTTGTGTTAGTGTCATACTTATTGTTTCTTAGATTGATTAACAGTTTGTAAGTATAATTGATAAGCATCTTCGTCTGACAATGTCTTCTCATTTGTTTCTCCTCCGTATAATGCTACTCTACTGTCCTTATTGATTAGAGTTTGCTCTGTCAACTGTGGTAATTCATATGTTGCACGTACTTCATTCAATTGCATCAGTGGTTGTGTTCTTAAATTATTCAACTTGATCATGAAGTTATCTGGAGAGTCTCCCAATTTCGGAATGATAGATTCTAAGAATGCTTCTTCACTCTTTGTTACTGCAGTACCTGATAGTCTATTTCTCATCTCTGCAACTAAGTTTGTAATTTGTGTCTTAACATTCTGTGCGTCTTTACCTCTAAATCTTCCCATCCAAGATTCCATTGTACCTTTGACGACTCCTACTGGAGATTCTGTTCCAAGTGCTTCTACTGTATTCTGTAATGCTTTAGCTCTTGATACTGCTAATCTTGCTGTAGCTTCTCCCATATAACTATCTGGGTCTGCTTTCTTTGCACTTTCCATAATCTGTTGTTCTATCTTAGTTACTGCTTTAGTATTATCTCCAGCATTCAATAATCTTGCAACGTCCATTATCTGTGAGTTAGTAAAGTCTCCAATAGAGAGATACTTTCTTAAGTTATCAGAGATTGCTGTTGGATTTGTAATCTTATAACCCATCAGAGTATCTGCTATTTGATATGGAGTCTTACCTTCTTTAAGACCAGCTCTGATTCCAGTTAGTGCTCTCTTCAGTTCTGCTTCGCTATTCTTTAGTTGTGTAGGTAGAACAGCTAGAGCAATCTGTTCTTGACTATACTGTTCAAAGTCTGTAGTAGAACCAGGTAAAGGTTTAGAACTTCTATAAGCACCGTATATACTTGGATCTGAGATACTAACTTTTCTTGTATTTGTTACTTTCTCGTCGTTGTTCCAGTTACTCTCTGTTAATGTTACAGTACCATCTTGATTGACACTGTTTACTACAGCAGCATGTCCATATGGTCTCTTTGTATCGAATATTAAGACATCACCAACTGCTGGACTCTTTACCCAATCTGCTGATAAAATACCATTGTTATTGATCATCTGTTTTTTAGTCTCGATAGTATCTCCCATCAATGGTACATCTGGAATGATCTTTCTTGTAAAGACACCACATTGTCCACCATATTCACCATCTTGGTACTTGATAACAGTATCAGTATCTTGTTGTGTAGTAGATGTCGTTTGTGGTTTGAATGTACCAGTATTCGGATCAAATACTCCAGCTGGTTGATTTTCATTCCCTTGTATGTATTGAAATCCTTTCTCTTTTTTCTCTGCTTCTGCTTTCAAGATTGCTGTCTGTAACTTAGTTTGTAATTCTGGAGTTGTTGCACCAGACTTGAGCATAGAGAATTCGTCTCCTGTTAACGTAGCTAGTACAGAAGCAGGAAGATTTTGAAGTATTGCAGCACCGAATTCTTCATCTTTCTTAATCTTCTCTGTCATCATCTCAATTGTTGAGTTATAGATATCAGCAACTGGTCTCGCTAGTTTTTCTTGTTCTGTTCCAAAGATCTGTCTTGTTTCTGCTCCTCCTGCTAAATTAACTCCTTGCTGTTTATATTTAGCAAGAACATCAGATACAGAAGGTGCTTTATAAGTTTTAGCACTAACATCTCTAAGTAATGATTTGAATGCAGCAAGAGAACCAACAGTTGATTGCTGTGGTAATGTTTTTTCTCCACTAGGTACTACTGGAGAACTGATATTCTCTAAATTACTTGTAGTCTCTTGTTGCTCATTTAGTGTTCCTTCTAATGTTCTTTGTTCTGGAACATTCAATGACTTACCAGCAATAATCAAGTTTGCATTCTTGATGTCTGGATTCAACTTCATCAGGTCTTGCACTGACGTGTTGTACTTTCTTGCAAGAGCAGAAAGAGTATCTCCTCTTTGTATTACGTATGCCATAGCTCTTTATTTTAGTTGTGAATAAAGTGGATTTTTTGTTAATGTTTCTACCCAGTTAGCAATCTCTTGCTGTCTCTGTTTCTCTATGCTACCTGTTATTCCACCGAGTTGAGAGACACCAGGTACAGAAGGAACAGCAGCTGAACCTAATTTCTCCTCTGCTCCTCTTTGGTATCCAGTAAGACTTGCTGTCTTACTCTTCTCTAAGTCAGAGACACCTTGTTGAATCTGTGCTAATTCTCTTGCTGCAGCAGTTTCATTTGATCTTTGTGCTTGTGCATATTTTCTTCTAGTGCTCTGTGAGATCCCCTGTTGTGAAGCAAGCAAACCAGATTCTGCTTCGATTCTTGGAGATGAAAAAGCTAAACCAGATTCTGCTGCAGATTGCTGTAGTTCAAGTAAGTTCTTCTTATTCGATCTTAATTGCTCAGCAAGTTCAGTTTGCTGCTCAAGACTTAGTTGCTCCTTATTATATACTAGATCATCTTGAATCGCCTTGATTCTGTCTTCGTATGTTTTTTTCTTAGATTCAAAATCTTGTTGTACTCCTGTTACATTTCTCTCTAGTTCGTCTTTTACTAATCTAATACTCTCTTGTACATATGGATCTGCATATTTTATAGCTTCTTCTAATGCAGATTGTAATCTTGCTTTTTCTTCTGCTGTCCCTGCAGATTGAGCATCGTATGCTAATTTAATCAATGCTTGTTGGTCTGGAGTTAAAGTATACCAGAGAGGATTGTTAGTTATATCAGATGGCACTCCCTCTACAACTGGTTGCTCTTTGTTTTCAGCAGATAATTGATTATTTGTTTTTGAGTTACCAGGTAAGACAGGTGAACCATCGTATGCAATACCTGTTGCTTGCTTATATTGATTTGCTAAGAAAGAATCGAGAGACGCAGATGACTCATTCTTCCAATTAGTAAGTTCAGATGCAGATGGTTGTCTTCCAAAATATTTTTGATATAGAGATTGTATCTCGTTGTCAGTTGCTTTACCAGTTGTAGTAACTTGAACAGGAGTAGTCTGTGTCGAAGTAGTTTGAGTCTGAGTAGTTGTATCAGTTTTTGGAGACGTCTTTAATAGATTCAAGAGTTGAGTATTCTGTGCTGCAGTACCTGAGTAATTTGAAATTCCATACTGTGCTGCCAATGCAGCTCGAGAAGAATAAGAACTGTCTCTACCAATTGATTTTAGATAATCAACAACTGATGCACCTGTATATGTACTAGTAGGTGTTGTAGTTGTCTGTTGTGTCTGTGTATTTTGTGTCTGTGTTTGCGTAGCTGTACTAGACTTAAGTTTATTTAGCAATGCTGTATTCTGCTCAGCTGTTCCAGTATAGTTTGCTATTCCGTTTGCAGCAGCTAATGCTGCACGAGCAGAGTAAGAACTGTCTTCACCAACAGAGTTTAGATAATCTACAATCGATGTTCCAGAATATGTCGAAGTTTGATTCTGCTGCTGTTGTCCTACAGTAACTCCTGCTACATTTTGTAATACAGAAGCACTACCGCCAGCTTTTAGTTTCTCAAGTAATGCAGAAGTACTTGCAGCATCTGCATTTGTTCCAAGTCCATATGCATTAAGAATTGCATTCAGTGTAATCAATTTATTATCATATGTAATTCCTTGTTTAGCTAATTCACTCTCAATCAATGGTAAATTTGCAACATACTTCTTGTAATCTTCTTGGTCTGCAGCATACTTAGCTTTCTCTTGCTCTGTTAACTGTGTTTGTTTCTGCTGTGCAGCTTGTTGTGCTGCAACATCTCTCTCGTATGCTGCATAAGCTGCTTCGTAAGTACTATATGTCTGTCCGTTGTAAGTATATCTCTGCTGTGATGCATTATATGCGTTCTGTGCAGCCAATGCTTCTTCGTACGTGTCGTATAGTTGTCCATTGAAATTCCACTTTGTGACAGAAGTCTGTGTTTGAGTTTGCTGACTAGAAGATCCGCTAGATGTTGAACTTCCAGATGTAGACCCACTTGAGGTAGAACTACTTTGACTCGATGATTGACTTCTAAGAGTATTCAGAAGTTGAGTGTTCTGTTCTGCAGAGCCAGTGTAGTTCGAAATCCCATATTGTTTAGCTAATGCAGCCCTAGAACTGTAATCACTAGCTTGACCAATAGACTTTAAGTAGTCAACTATTGATGATCCTGTGTATGCCATATCTTATTGAATAAAATTAAGTTACAATATTATTTGCTGATATACTACTAGCACCTTGAATACTAATATTTGCAACATCTGCACCAGTTGCTCTATTTGATGTTATAATATTTCTATCATCTGCAGCTGCTGCTTCTCTATAGTTATAATCAACACCAGATACTGCTTTCATAATATTTGAACTTATAATATTATCTGTAGAAGTATTATAAGCATAGATATTAAAGTAAGTTGATGCTGATCCATTCTCTATCAATGTATTTCCTGTTATTGTATTATATTTTGCAGTATTTAGATAGATACCATGATACCCGTTATCATAAATAAGATTGCTTACTATAGAACATTCGTCTGCAACTGTTGAGATACCGTGTTGAGAGTTCATAGAGATATTATTACCAGTGATAACAAAACGATACGGTGCATATATCTCGATTCCACTTCCTGTATTAGATGCTATTAAATTATTGCTAATAATTATTCTCTCGATACTACCACTAGCCATTAGATTTGCATAAATACCATGACTTCCATTCAATCTTACAGAATTTCCAGTAATTGTAACATCATTTGTTCCACCGATACTCTCTGCTAATACAATACCGTATGTAGTATTACTCTCGACTATATTATTAGAGATAACAAGTCCAGCATTCCTAAAACCACCAATTCCTGAAGAGCAACCCTTGATAATGTTATGAGCAATTAAGTTCTCAGAAGAAGCACTTCCTGAGAAAGAGATTCCTGGGCCATCAGAATCTAAAAGAATATTTGATAGAATAGAAACACTATTAGAACCTCCAATATAGAGACAAGAACTAGTCATCTCGTGAATATAGCATTGCTCAACTAAAAGATTATCACCTGCGTTAGAGAAGTCTAACCCATTTCCAGAAGAACTATTATTTGTTCTATTTCCATCAATCTGTAAGTTTTTAATTCTAAAATCTCCAACTGTAATATCGAATGCGTCAATATTAGTAGAATCTCCTATTTTGACGATTGTATTTTTGTAATTCTCTCCGATAATTGTTATATTTGCTTTATTCACTGATATTACAGATGTAATTGTGTAAGTACCATTTCTAATAAAGATCGTTCCACCAGTTGTTGGAAGACTATCGATTGCGTCTTGAATTGTAGAGTAATCACCTGCACCATCAAGACCAACTACTGCATCATAAAGTCTTAAACCACCGATATATGCAGCACCTGAACGAATCCAGATCCCGTATTCGTCTTTGTTTGTCTTGTCTTTTAATTGACCGATCTGAACGTTTACCTGAGAATCAGACCACGGAGATCCGCTGTGCTTCAGAACTCTTAGATATGGACTGTCTGTTGGAGAAGCTGCAAAATCAAGATATCCCTGGCCACTCTGTCCGTAGTTCACAATAGCAGTTCCTGCTTTCCAAGCAGGTGCTGTTGTTGGAATATCAATTGCATAAATTGCGTCAATCTCATCTCCTGTAAGCATTGTATTGTAAAATCTTAACTCATCGATTGTACCAGCAAATGTTCGATCTGTTGCTGCTCTGTTTCCTACAACTAACTGGTATGCAGCATCTGAAGTTCTTGTACCTACTGGAGTTGTTACTTCTGTGATTGTAATACTTACTCCATTAACAAAGATTTTTGGGTCTTCTGTTACTGTGTTATTCTTATAGACAAGAACGATGTGATTCCACTGGTTCATTATTACAGGTCTTGTTGAAGTTTGCCACTGTCCTGTAGTTGTACTAAAGAACTGATCAAAGTTGATTAAGCAAGCCACACCAGATAGACCTCCAAGATATATTCTAACAGCACCTTTGTCGTAGATTCTCCCAAAATTATTTTCACCTACACCTGTTGGTTTTATCCAAACAGAAACTGTTCCACCATTATCGAATAAATCTTGTATGTACGTATTATTATTTGCAGCTGCGTATGATGTTGTACCATCAAAGTCAAGAGCATAACTAATCTTACCAGCAACCCAAGATGTAGAACCTAATGTTAAAGTTGTACCGTTCCCTGAAGAATCTGCAGTAGTACCTCCAGTATTTTCGTCCATCTTCCAATATCCATTAAGAAAAGTTGATGCAGTAACTGTTGTATTTGCATTTCTAGTTACAGAGTATGTCGGTGCAGAAGCAATTGACGTAACTTTGAGCCATTCATTAACACCTCCTTCTGAAATTCTAATGATATCATTTACTGCAACAGTTGACTCTCCTCTTAATGTGATAGCAACGTCTGTTATAGAGACATCTGCGTCAAGTACATCTGCTCCCTTAGAAACAAGTACTCTGCCTCCAATACTAGATGTCGAATCTGTCTTAAAACTAACTGTACTTAATGTACCTCTAATTTTTACATTCTCAAATTCTGAGAAAGAAGGACTAATTGAAAAACCAGAGATGTCTGCTGCATAGTTTGAACTTCTTAGTCTTAAATTAGAACCATCGACTGTAATATATTGGCTTGCAGAAGAACCAACTCTAATCAGTCCGTTTGAAGAATCTAGCAAAATATTAGAAGTTGATTCTACTGCACCAGAACTTAATGTCGTAGAGTTAATATACCAGCCACCAATTAAACCAGAATCTGCAACAATTGTACCTCTTACTGTAAACGTTGCAGGAGTAGTTACTGCCCAGTCTGCTCCACTTATACTATCACCGATAGACCACTTATATTTTCCATCAGTATCTAGTCCCATTATATATCCAGCTGCAGTTGAAGAAAATGTCTTCTTACCATAAGATAATATTGCAGGAAGTTCACCATCAACTATTGTTGTTGTAAGAGTAGGAGAAGAAAATGCAGTAGAAAGTAGATCGTTAGAACCTATCATCTCTGTATTCAAGATACTCAAGTCTGCTAATTGATCTACATTAAAGTTACCAAAACGTCTCATGTATTGGTCTAGTCCGATCTGTGTATCAAATATTGAATAAGAATCTTTCATACTATGATTGATAATCAACTAGAGTTACTTTTGGTATCTCTAGTCCTTGAATTCTAGGTCTCTTGTCTTTTGAGACACCTGCTATCTTAAACTTATAATAATGTCCTTCTGTACTTTTCTTTATCACTAGAGATTCTATCTCTTTTTTCATCTGTCCAATTGAAGTATAAGCTCCACCATCAATACTAACTAGAACAAGAGCACCATTCGGATTGATTCCGTATGCTTCAATTCTTTCGTTTAGTTGTTTCAAGACGCCACGAGATCCGAAATCTTGTTCGTGAGATACGATCTCGAAAGAGATAGCAGTTCCATTATCTGTAGTAGATGAACTCTCAATCTGTAATACTCTATTTGTAGTATCTCCTCCAACGATCTTGTAGTCTGTACCGTCTTGGTATCCCGTAAATCTTCGAAATTCATTAGCGTATGAGAATACTGCAAACTCTTTTGTATTTAGTGAGTACCTTGCAACAACATTCTGATAAGTCTTACCATCTACTGTGCAATCACCAAGAGACATGTATAAATGTTCTTCGTCACCAAATGCAGATACATTAGAATAGAACGAACTACTCATACCGTCGATCCATTTCTGAATTCTTCTTGATATCAGTATTGGTTGTTCACCAGTTGTGATCCAGATTCCTTTCTCGTTGAAGAATGATAGAATACCTCCACCACAGTTAGCTACTGATTCTTGCGATAAGCAGCCAACAGTTACTAGTGGCTCTGCTTCTACTGATCTATTATTCCAGCGATACATTGAATGGTCTTTGAAAATTATTTCTACACCAGAGACTGTTCCGAGTCCTGTTATTTCTTGTCCATCCTCTGGGTTCACTACGATCTCTCTATTACCAGATGTCCAAGAGATTGCTGTACCATTTGCATTTGGTACACTAGAGATATATAATGAACTTGGTTTAGTTGCTACACCAGCAGTAGTCATCTGGTCTTTATAAACTTTGACAAACTTTCCTTTCGGGAAGTGAGTAGTATCTAATGCAAGATTCTCTGCCCAAGTTATTCCATCTGTAGATCCTAGTACTGTATCTGTTCCATTCATTCGAACAACAACATCTAAGAATGTTGCGAATCTTGTTTTCAGAGATGCAGTATCTGTACTTAATGCAGAAGTCCAGTTAGCTCCGTTCAAATAATAGATCACTCCTTTTGAGTTATCTGCTAAGTTAGAGACTGCTAGTAACTTTGCATTTGTATGATTCGATGGGTAGAAGTTATACAAACCATTGATTGTTGTATCAAATGCTATCAGTTGTGAACCAACTAATGTACATCCTTTACGGACTACAGATTCTCCGAGATATTCATCGAAGACAACGTTAACAGAGTTCTCTACACTATTCGGTGGAGCAAGAGTATTTCTCACTTTCTGCACAATACCCTGAGATGTATCTCCAAAGATCATTTGTGGTTCGATTCTTTGTGCCATATTTGACGTTTTTAGTGCTATTTTAAGTTAAGCTTAGTGTTATATCAAGTTTGCTCTATACTGCTCAATTTGAGCTGCTTTTGAGCTCTAAGCAACAGATTTTTGTCACTTAGTAAGTTATACCATTGACTTTTGGCTTCATTTTGTATTTCTGACCAGATATTTCCTTTCGAATCATCTTAGAAAGCATCATATCGAACATCTTCTTGTCACCATCTTCCATACTCAGTTCACCGTTAGCGTTATCTAGTGATCTTAACTTCCAGCAGAGCCAATGTTTTACTAGTCCATATCTGTTTGTCTCAATAGAGTCTCCGAAAGTATCAACTCTTGTTCTCAGTGTAAAATAATCTAACAGAATATTCTTAATAGCATTAGATGCATCTGGGAATGGCCAGATCTCTAAACTTCCATCATAGACAGTGTAGTTCTCTGGTGCACTCTCTTCGTAATTTGCATAGATAACTGTCCCAACTGGGATTGTTACTGTAATAGCACCATCTCCAGTAGCAGGAATACCAGTAAATGCTCCAGCAGTAGTAGATCTCGTAACTGCAGTATATGTTAATTCATATTTTGTACCAGAGATGAAGAATGTTAGAGTCCCAGAATCTGCAAAATCATAAGAGTTAACAACTGCTAATGAAGTATCAGTAGCAACTGCTTGTGTTCTTACAGTAGTTGTTGACAAGTCTGTCTGTAATTCGTTCATCTCTCTTTTGTCTACATATTGTAAACTAGTTTGTCCGTTAAGTCTGACGTCTAAGATTCCCTTATTTGTATTCTTATCTATGATGTCAGTTGGGAGAGTGTAAGTCTTTGTTCCTTGTGCTGTCTGTCCTAGTACATAGTTGAAAGACTGTAAGTAAGACATTCTCTTTAGTTCTGTAGAGATATAATCCATACAATCGTTAATCTCTCTGATTAACAGTTTTTCTGTTATCTTTCCTCCTAGTTTCTTATTTGTAGAATCTAATGCACTTTCTACTATAGAACCAACTGTTAGTTCAGTATATCCAGTCTGTGCAACACCGTCACTATAAGAATCACCAGTTACTGAAGTCTCAGAGTTGTAAGGTAGAACTAAGTAGTATGCATATTCTGTTCCTGTGTTAACATATGTTGTGTATTCTTTGTTAACTTGCATGTCGACAGTTGCTAGCAGTACAGCACCTACTGATGTGTTTGTAGAGTTACCATAGATCTTCCACTGGTTGAAGAGTATTCTCATTACTTGAGAACCAGCAGCATGATTGAAAGTAAGAGCAGTTGAAGTTATTGCTGTACCATATGTTACAGCTGCATTCACTTTCTTGATCTCTGTCTGTTGCTCTCCAAGATCTCCAATCAATATTAGATCTGTGTCTGAAAAACCTGAGTTGTCTAATACTGTAAGTGATGTTCCAGTTGCAAGTGCATCTACTGCTAACTGTGTGATAATATTCTCTGGAAGTTCTAGATGAGCGATCTTGATAACTCTCCCATCGACGTTTACTAATTTAGGAGTTTCGTATGACATACTTTATTTCTTTAGATAAGCGACTAATTTTGTTAATAATACTACTACTGATTCGTATATTGCTTTACCAACTAAACGAATGACTACTGCAATTACACCAATTGCTCCCGATTGCATTAAACCATCGAATCCTGTCTCTTTCACGAATAGTAAGAGAGCTGGTAAGAAAAAACTTAAGAATGTTATCAGAGAACTAGCTAAGTATCTCTTCCAATTTTGTTTGATTGTCTGCCACATATATTATAATTAAGAATAAAGTTGATTGAGTTTTTTAATTGTTGCAGGGCCTGTCCATCTTCCATTGATAAATCGAATCGTAAACATGTTAGCAAGTTTATACTTCTCTTGGAACTTTCTAACTGCTAACTGAGTGATTGTTCCATAGTAACCTGTAGTATTAACTGTAGATGGGAAGCATCCATTAAGTTGAAGTGCTTTCTGTAATTGTTTTACTTCTAGACAGTTATCACCAAGTCTTACAGAATGTGTAAAATGGAAGCTGAATTTCTCTACAGGAGCTACAACTGGCTCTTTCTTAAGTGTAACAACTCCCTTCATCACGTAGGGAATATAGTAATACTTCGATAGTACTTTCTCGAATGGAACATAGTGATCATAGTCGTGAATGTTCTCACCAATCTTGTGGATAGCAGTAGCATGCTCTGACTGTGTTTTTCCACAAGGTAGAATAACTGTATTTGAATTCCAACCTGGACAGACTGGTGCAGCAATTTGTAACGGAGCTTGTTTCGAATGTTCTGCAAGAATCTCTAATTGTATCTGAGAGAGTGTTCCTGCTCCAGTAAGAACCCACTCATACTTAATCTCTAAGATCTCTAGTATTAACTTAGCTTTGTCTTTTCTTTCTTGTCCAGGATCTTCATAATACTTGTCCCAATCAAAGTCTCCTTCGAACTTCCAATCTTTCTCTGGTAGCAACCCATGCTTGCAGATTGAATCCCAGACTGCGTCTAAGTAATTTCCGTTCTTAGTAGTTCCTGACATGTATGCAGTAAATCTATCACTGCAATTAAATCTTCCGTTCTCATCTATGTATCCAAGTTCTTTCATTCTAAGTACTTTCTCTTCTGGGATCTTATTAGTCATTATCATCCAGTTAACTTGGAATTCGATGATATTCAGTGCTGAGAATGTTACACATGCCATTGAATCAAAGTACTTATTGTACTGTAATTCATCTGTTGGTTTGTAAAGACTCCAGTCTCCATCTGTTCTACTCTCAAATATAATACCAGATTCTGCACCAACTCTGAAGTCTGTTGGCTTGACTCTGATAAGAACTCCTGAATTTTTAGATAACATATAAATGCTTTTAAGATTGAACTATCGTTTTTCTAGTTTGTAGAGTATGAGATCTAACTTCTTCTCAATATCTTCTATCTCCTGGTGACTAATCTCATCGTCTTTCTTCATCTCTTTAATCTCCTCTGCGTAATTTTGTAAGTGAGTTAAGTGGTTAGTGTTAATTGTAGAAATGTCTTTCTTGATTAGAGCAATGTCTAGTCCAAATTGTTTAGCTGGTGAATAGATCCAGTTAATTACTCCAAAAGTAACACCGATGATTCCGATGACAAATGCTACTTCATTATATAAGATTTTCTTTACATTGCTATCTTGCATAGAAATTAAATCTTATAGATTAGTAAAGTCTGGTGCTTGCATCTCTACCTTTATTTCTGGTTCTGAAAATGTTGGATTGAAATTGAATCTCTCTGGTATCTTTCTGTCTATCTGTGGTAATACTACTTCTAAGTTTTTTAATGCTTCTGCTTTCTTAGTGGTAAGTTCTTCTACTTCTTCGTTTACTTTTGCTACTTTAAGTAGTAGATTTTTCTGCTCAACAATCTTTAAGTCTAATGAATTACTTACTAAGTAATAAGTTTCTTCTAACTGCTCTTTCGTTAGAGTAATAACTTGTACGACTTGATCTCCTTCTAGAGTTGTGATTGTTTTAGTTTCCATAGTGTTTTAATTAGTTTCTAACCAACCTCTTAATGTCACGATTATTACACCAGTTGCAGAGACTATTCCTGACATCTTAATATCAGTATGTTCTGGTAGTCTAGTCGGCATTGGTAAGTCAGTGTTAATAGTTGTATTCTGTGAGACTGTATCTGTAAACGGATAGAATAGACCATCTGTTTGGAATCTTGTTGTCGGATCTATATTTGCTCTAGTACTAATCCTTGCATACTCTTTATTTGCATTACCAGTTGTAGCAAAACCTCCTTCTATCTTCACTACGTATAAATTGTAACCTTCTGGTACTGTATATGCAATATTCCTTGCACGATTAAAACCAGCAGTGATATATGAATAGACTGGTGTATCTGCTAAGTTTCTGACAGCTAAGTTTCCAGTCGGCACCTGATTAGCACCTGCTGCAATCACTCTGAATGAATTTATACGAAAAAGATTCGTATTAACTGTTGGAACTACAGTTGTTCCATTTAAAATAACAATCTCCCACTTTGTAACATAACTTCCATCTAGGTATTCAATTCTAACAGCGTGTGCTCCTGCTGTAGCAGACTTATCAATAATTGAATATGCTCTACCACTACCAGTTCCACTACTTGAAAATCCTCCAGAACAAGTAATCTGTGTATCACTATCTACTGAAGTAACGTATCCCCATTCTGGTGTAGTACTAGATTTGTCAAGGATAACAATATCTCCTGCTGCTGTTGTAGTCAAGAAGTTTTCACCTGCACTTATTATTGTTGTAGTAGATCCACCAGACGATGTTCCAGAATGTATTACAGTACCGATATCATCAACGTTATTTGTCGATACTACCTCCATCTGTTGTGCTGCTGTTGGAAAGAGATAAACTGGTTGAGTTCCAGAGTAAGACCAGATATCAGTATTAACTCCTGCTGATTGACTCGGTGAAAAACCAATCTTTGTCCAAGAAGTATGTCCTGTAACATTTCCTTCTGCAATATCATAAAGATAAGGCATCGAAGAAATACGTGGTTTGTTCTGTATGTGCTTTATTCCGTAAGCAACATTGCTTTCATCTTTAAAACCAACGAAATTAAATTTGCTCATATTTATAAGATTATCCAATTAGAACCTGTTGATTGAATTTGTAGATTTTCTGAAGAGTATATTACTTGTGTTAATTCAGAGTCGATTGTCTCAGCATTATCTGCGTCTACAGTAATTGTACCACTCCCTGAGTTCTTAATATTGTAGATCGTACCAGCTATTCCGACAGCAGTTGGAAGTGGTTGTGTGAAAGTTCCAGAAGTGCAGTCAATTGTATAATCATCTGCTGTAATCGTTGTTGCAGAAGTAATTGCTCGATATCTCAGTGAAAGTCCTCCATAGATGTCTAATGTAGCATGAGGAGAGTCTGTACCAATTCCGAAATATCCAAGTCCGTTCAATCTCAAGAATGTTTTATCTGTTGCTCCAGTTGTTTCGAGTGATAATAATGTATCTGTGCTCTGTAATTTGGTGGCGTCTGAAGCGTTTGTAAAATTAAATATATCAATCGTATTAGCTGCAATATATCTCTGTAAAACAACATCATCAACCAAAACCTGTTTGTCATAAGCTATCTCACTTTCACCACCAAAGGTTACATTTATTTTACCGGATGCCGGAACAATAAAGTCTGGTGAAATTACTTGTTGGAAGGTGCCTGTTGTTGGTGTTCCTTTATAAAAATTATCATTAGTAATTCCACCTAAACCAACATAAGCATCCCAAGTTGAAGAAGTCCAATTGTAAACCTGTGTAGCAGTTGCAATTTCATCATCAAACAAAAGTAATGAAGCATAACTTGATATCCCATTTCTTAAAGTGTAAAAACTAACCCGATAAATTTCTCCGGCTGTTAATCCGCCTGTTGTTTGTTCAACAACAGGTGGAAGTGAACCATCACCAATTAAACGAACCGATGAGGTTTCGCTATTTTTTACACCTGTATCTTTGAAAGTAGATTTTAGATAAGTGTCCCAAGATGTTAAGGTGTTTACAGCCGAGAAAGAAAAATCGTCAAAGTAAGAAGTATCATTTAAAGTGCTTCCAGAATTTAAAACAACCAATATTTTATCATCTGAATTAGTCAAAAACGCTGGGGTAACATATTGAGTGAATGTATCTGTCAATGGTAACAAATAATATTTGTCAGATGTTATTGACTCACCGGTGAAAGTATCCCAAACTTTGGTTGTGAAATTATAAATATGGTCAAACGCTTCATTGAAAAGGATAACTCTTGCTGTTGAACCATCATTGGCATTTCTCGCCCAAACACTCGCCTGATAATAAGTAGAAGTTGAAAGACCAGACATTAACTGCGCGATAATAACCTCACCATCAACTGTGTTTACAAGTTTAGTAGAATAATTACCTGATTTTTTAATAGTAGACTCTTGTGCTGGCAAAGAAGTTGAATAAGTAGTCCAACTTGTAAGCTCGGTTGCACTATTCCAATTCTCAAAACCACCGTCTGTTGAAAGCTCGGTTATAGTATTCCAAGTTTCAAAGCCTCCATCTGTTAAAATATTTGCTTGATACTCAGCAGAAGTTTTAATTGCTGAATTACTAATTGCTCCATTTAATGTTGCAGTAGACGAGACACTTAATAGAGTTACTCTTGCATCTGCTAAGTTTGTAGTAGTCGTAAAACTGTTAATACCTGTCCAAGTATTTGCATAGTTCAGTAAACCATATCTATAATCTAACCCGTAAGTCATTGGGAATCCTGAATAATATTCAATATTATTCCAAGTATCTGGGTCTCCAGTACCCAAGTAATTTGGTGATAAGATCAATGCTGAATTCTCTACTGTAGGTACGTTGTATGTATTACCAGTGAATGTCCAAGTACCTGAGTTACCTTCGTTCCAATATGAATAACCATTAAGAATCAATGGGTACGCCCATCCACTTAAGTTCCAAATTGCACCTGCTGTTATTGAAGCGATAGATTGCTGTAATTGAATACCTAATGAGCCAGAAACAATACTTGTACCTGCTAAGTTAAATGTACCTGCTCCAAAAAGCAACATACTAGAATTTCTAGCAGCAAAACCAATAAGTGCTCCAGCAGATCTACCAGTAAAGTCAAAACCTAAAGAAGAGAAAGAGAGATATGAGTTCGAGTTGACAATACCACCTCCGTATACATTAACGAAAGTTGGTTTCGAAGAGAAGACTAGACGTGCAGCATTAGAAAGTGATAATGCAGATGCTGCTCTATTGTTACCATCAAAATATGGACTCTGTGTATAACCTGTTGCGAATGTAGCATTAGATTGGTTTCCGAGTGCAAATGCAAATGTTGTCCAATTGTAAAACTTAATCCCACCAAGAATAGCTCTAGACTTATTATCAAGTCTTAGTTGTATAGAACCACCAGAGAAGGTTATACCATCATAATAGACAAGATAAGGAGAACCATCTTGTAATGAAGTTGTTCCACTAGATGTGAAGACAACATTGTCTCTATTTGTTGTATTACCAATCAACTTGATCGTACCAGCTCCTTTTGTAGGGAAGACTAAACTCTCATTGTATGTTCCATCTCCAATATAGATATCAAGTTCATTTGCTTGATAACTAACAGTACCATAGTTCAGTGCTTTCCCGACAGTCAGAAATGGTTGAAATGCTGTTCCGTCACCTGTTACATCAGAACCAGACTTCGATACATATAGTGAGATTGTAGTTAGAGAGATTGCATACAGATGAGAGACTGAAGTCCAGACAGGATCTGTCTCTGGCCCTCTTGTCAGATCTAGTTTACCAGTGACTGGATTGAATTTGAACATATTATGTAATTATTGCAGACTGAAGATTCTCTTTTGTATCATCTGTATATGTTACTGTTACAACTGCTACTGTAGCACCAAGTAGTTTATAAGTATATACTTCAGTGAATGCATTTGGGTAAGTTGCATAGATTGCATCTGACTTCGGAATCTGGAATGCAGCTAATGATGCAACATTTGTATTGATAGCACTTAATGTGTCTTCTGTTGCTGGATTGATCTGGTTGCCAATAATGTTTCGTAGACCACCAGGATCTACACCAGCTGGAATTCTATCTGCCATATTGTTATAGTTTTTCAATTATTACTAGGAGACTCTTTAGTTCAGAAGCTCTTGTCTCGTCGACTTCTAAGATGAGCTCAGTGATCATCTCCTGTAATTTCCCTTTTGTATATGTTAATGACTTTGCTTTCTGTGCATTTAATTCGTTCACTTGTTTGATGAATAGTTGTTCATTCTCTAGAACTTGTCTCTCATTCTTCATCTTCTCGCTGTTTGTTTTAATTTCAGTGAGAACAGTTGATAGAGTATTATTAGCATTCTTTCTTTTTATCTCAAGATCTTCTATGAATTCTGTATATTCTTTCTGAGCTAATTCCTTTGCACTCTCGAATCCTTCTTTGTCTTTCTTTAGATTTGAGATCTCTTTATTCAAAGTTAACTTGCTTTCTTTTAATTGGCTAACAATCTCTTCATTTGCTTTTAAGATTCTCTCAATTCTTTGAGATTCATTCTGTGCATTCGAGACAGAAGTTAAGAGAGTCTCTAATTCAGTCTGTTTTGTTGAGAGACCAGAGATGACTTGATTATACTCTACTTGCTTCTGTTCAAGATCTTTTGAGAGTTTACTTAATTCTGTACTAGCTTTAGTAATTTCATCAGTTGATGTTACTTTAGATGTCTGTATTGATGTAAGTTCTTTCTTCTTTACACCAAGTTCAATCTCTAATTTATTCAATTCAGTCTGTTTCGTAGTTTTAGTATTCTCTAAGTTCTCAAGTTCAGTCTTTAGGGTTGAGATTGATGTTTTCTGAGATGTGATTGTATTATTTAGTCGAAGTATCTCTGTCTCTGCTTTTAGCTGATCAGATTTTGCAGTCTCAGCTAATTGTGTTGCTCTCTTACTCTCTTCGATCTTGCTAGATTCAAGACTGCCAATATACTTAGCAATAATCTCATTGATCTGCTGATATACACCAGATAGTTGATTGTCTGAATTGAATCCAGCCATATTTTTATGATTCGAATAATACTTCTACACCTTCTGCATTTACTGTAGCATCGATCCAGATAGCATTTAAGTTTCTTACTTGTAAAGTAATTGCTTGTCCAGAACTAAGTCTTACATTAGAATCGTAGTTTGTATTAGTATTTAGAGCTCTAGCAGATGTTGCACCAACTGTAATTGTTCCAGTGTTTGCTGCTTTAGCTTTTACTACTACTCCAACACCATCTTCTACTTCTCTTCCATGTAATAGATCTAGTGTTACACTATCTCCAGCAATTTCTGTAGTAAGAATACCAGACTTAGTGAGAGTGATAGTACCTGCTACTACAGATTCAATCTTAACTTGTATATTGTTAGAAGTAGATCCAGTAATATTTACTACATCACCAGCTCTAAAACCAGATACTAAGAACTGTGCAGCAGAATCTGTGATTGTGTCGTTTGTTCCTAGTGCAGCATTATTTACGAATGCAATAGTTGTAGCAGTTTGTCTCGGAGAAAGAATAACAGGTGTTCCACTTGTTGTTACATTTTTCTGTATCGTTTCGAACGATGATAAATTGATAAGTCTCATATAATTATAATTCTATCTTTCCTCTCCCCCAGCGATGAGACGTGAGACACGCTGTACTGGGAGAGAGAGAAAGAACTAATATTAAGCTAAGGCAGCTGTACCGTATAAATTAGTAACCCACCATTCTGTACCTAAGAATACTAGATCACAAGCATCACCAACAGCATTCAAAGTAACGGTAGATCCGTTAGCTAAGTTGTCTGGAGTGATAACTGCATCACCAGTATAAACTGTACAAACGATAGTCTTACGTTGACCAACTGTACCATCTGCAAAAGTATGTGTAGATGGAGCATTGTTAGCAATCGTAGTAACTCCGTGGATAACATCAATAGCAGTATTAGCATTAACGATTGCTTGAGGAGTCTGGATAATAGATCCAGCAGTCAATGTTAAATTACCAGATGTAAGTATAGCATTGCCAGAAGTCAATGTTAAGTTGCCAGATGTCAAAGTTGCATTACCAGAAGTCAATACCAAATTACCAGAGGTAAGTGTTAAGTTACCAGAAGTAAGAACAGCATGACCAGCAGTAATTGTTAAGACATCAGTAGCTGCGTTACCTGTAATTGTAGTTGCACCGTATAGACCAACTTCAAATACAGTTGCTGCACCATTGTAACAATTGATAAAGTTACCAGTTGTCATTCCTGCAGCAGAAGATGCTAAGTACAATACACTGCCATCAGTAATAGCATTAGCAGTTACGCTAACTACGTTTACAGAAGCAGCAGTGTTGTTTGTAATAGCAACAGTAGATGCTTCATCAGCATCAGTTATTGTCAATGAGCCATCAGATACAACTAAATCACCAGCTGTAACAGTGAATACGTTAGATCCAGCATTACCTGCGATTATTGTTGCACCATATAAGCCAACTGAGAAGTCACTAGCAGCACCATCGAAACAGTCAATGTATAAACCACTGAATCCTGCAGCAGAAGAATCTAAGTGCAAGATTGTACCAGTGGTAACACCGTCTGCATTGACATCAATTACGATGCCATCAGTTACTGCATCTGCAACGACTGTCAAAGCAGTTTCGTTAGCAGTATTAGTTACTGATACAGAACCGTTAGTAAATGTTGCATCTCCAGCAGTAACAACGATATTACCAGCTGTAAGAGTAAGAACATCAGTAGCAGCATTACCAGCGATAGTAACTGCACCGTATTTCTTTACTGCAAATGCATCAGCAGCACCATCATAACATTGGATAAAGTAGCCAGTGTTCATACCAGCAACTGATGTATCCAAATGTAAGATAGCACCGTTTGTTAAACCATCAGCATTGATGTCTACTACGTTGTTTGTAGTTACTGCATCTGCTGTGATAGTAACAACAGCTTCGTCTGAAGTATCAACCATTGTTAGTTTACCTTCAGATAATAGTACATCACCTGCTGTGAGTACTAAGTCACCAGCTGTAAGTGTAAGAGCTGCAGTACCTGCTAAAGTACCAGCGATGACTGTATTACCGTCTTCTGCTACTGAGAAGACAGCAGCACCAGCTGTTACGTCCCAAGCTCTCATGTAATAACCACCGTTCAATGTACCCTCAGTTAATTCTAAGTGTAACAATGTACCAGTAGTTAATGATGTAGATACGATCTCAACTGCACCAGATGCAGCTGCTGCACCGTATGTAGTAATTGTGTTATTGATCAAAGAGACACCAGCAGCTGTATTAGATGTTGATGTCAATGATACTATACCATTGGTAAGTGTTAAGTTGCCAAGAGTAAGAGTTGTGTTACCAGCAGTAACTACTAAATTACCAGATGTAATTGTAGCACCACCTGCAGTAACAGTTAAACCTTCTGATACTGTACAAGTACCAACTAGAGTTGTTGCAGTACCAGTCTTACCGATTGATAATGCACCATCAGTAGCATTGATTGTACCACCAGATGTTAATTCTAATACACCAACTGCAGCAGCAGTAGCAATAGACCAAGCAGAACCAGTAATATCTTTACCAGTACCTGAGTTAGTAATCGCCAATACTGTTCCTGCACCAACGTTAGTCTTGTTCAAAGCTAACAAGTTAGCAGCAGCAGATTGTGTAATAGTCCAAGGAGCAGTTGTTAATGCAAATGTTGCATCGTTCAGATATAATGTCTCCCATGATGGAACGACACCAGATCCGCCACCAGTGATCGAGATAACAGATGAACCATTATCATATTTCAATACACCACTTTGTACATACAAGTAGTAGTAACCACTCGTAGTAGTTGGTGCAGTGTTTACGTTACTAAAATTGATAACTGCATCTGAAATCTTGTCTTTTGACTTCAACCAGAGACCTGGGAAGCCAGTGACTTTCTTGCCATTACGAATAGGCATACGTTTTAGTTATCTAAGCTCTCCAGAGATGATTGGTCATCATCTGGCAAATTAGATTGAGCTCCTAAATCTGTTTGTAGAATCTTATCAAGTTCTTCGTCAACTTTCGTAAGATCTACATTCTCTTCTGGAGCTTTCTGATTATGAGCACCTTTAATTAAATTGATTAGTTGACCTCTCTTTGGCTTCTTTGGAACTTCAATTGCTAGAGAAGTAGCTAACTTAATTAGTTGGTCTTTAGTCATTTCTTCGATGATGTCTCCATCAATGACTGTTCTTGATCCTTCTTCGACTATTTCTTCGAGAGTTAGTACTCCCTTACGAACTAAGTCAACTGGGATCTTCAGTTTGTGGATAGCGTGAAGTTCTTCGTCTGTCCAGGGTTTGTTAATGTCCTTCACTCTACCTTGTTCTTTTAGTCTTCCCCAATCAATTGACATAAGCTAAAGAGTTAAGCAAAGGGGAAGAGTGTTACCTCTCCCCCAAGCAAATTATTAAGCACCAGTTGCATTTGAACCCCAGATGTAAGCAGGATATCCACGGCCGATAGCATAGTAAAAATCGACAGAGTAGTTCCAGTTCTTACTCTTGTAAGCTTGTTCAGGAGCATCCAAAGAAGGACGTTCACGGAATAGAGCTCGTAAAGATTCACCAACTCTCTTAGAGTCAAACATGAACCAATATTCTGAAGTATCAGTGCCATCTGTACGTTCAGCAAGTTTCTCCCAAACCATGATTTTGACTTTACCCTTCAATGGGTTGATATCATTCTCTGCACCACCAGAGATCTGTGTAGAATTCAAGATTCTTTCTGCTTCATCTTCTTTACCAGGTGCTACTAACAAGGTATCCAAGTTAATAGGACGAGAGTGACCAGTAGGATCTTTGTGAAGTCTAGCAGCAACACGAGCAGCTACGATAGCTTCTCTTGACAATACAGGGTTAACTGTACCGTAAGTGATGATATTGCTAAATACATCACTATTGATGTTGTTAGAGTGAGAAGCACTGAATAATGCTAACCCATCTGGGCCAACAGCAGATACTGATTCACCATATACATCAGTATAATTGGAAGCTGAAAAGCCATTCAATAATACGTCAGCAAATGATTGATCAATTTTCTGGAATGAATCTTCAGTAGCAGAACGAACAAGAGAATCAATCTGATCATAAAGATCAAACAATCTCATGTCTTTAGTTACTGACACGATACCACCGTAACGTTTCTGAGTCCAAGTGATTGAATCACCTTCTACCAATTGGGACTCTGGTAGATCTTGACCTTGAGCAACTCGTTTGATAACATCAAGACCGTGCAATATTAAGTGGTCATAAGTTCTGCGATCTGTATCGCTGATCTTGAACACCTTATTGCCAACTAAATCAGCGATAGTAGTTGAAGCTACTTCGTTGAATATGTCCTGAAGATCATCTGTAAGAGATGGAAAGTCAGTAGTTAAAATAGGCATATACGTGAATAAAAATTAAAGTCGAATATTAAGCGATAGCTGGCTTGTTGAAGTTACCTTCTACTAATTTGTCTGAAGCATTGAGGATTGAATCAATGTGAAAGACTTTATCAGTAACAGCAGTCAAATCAAGAGCTGATGCTGAACCGAAGTCATAGTCGTTACCAACATGACTTGCTTGCACAGGAGTTGTACCTGTAGTAGCAACGAAACGAATTTCGTCATCTACTTTCAAGACTAAAGCTTTTACATCACCACTAGAACCAGTACCAGTGACAGTCTGAAGAGAGATATATTGTACCTCATCGTCATTAGCTGCACCTGGTACTAAGTAGCCAGATGACATTTTGCAGTGACTAAAACGAGTCAATGTCTGGCCAGTAGTAACTGGAAGCTCTAAAGTCTTTCCTTCCATCTTAGCTGTAGGGATAAACATATTTTAGAGTTTATATTAAGTTAATTCTTAGGGAACCAAGACTCCATACCTGGGCCACCTTTAATGATCTTTCTCTCTCCCTTGACTTTTGTTTTCTTGGGAGCTTCGTGACCAGATGTAGTCTTTCTTACAGCAGCAACGTCTGCTGCTTTCTTGTTTGATGCAACTGTATCTTTGATTCCTTTATCTTCCTTCCACATCTTTGTTGCTAATCTTAGTGCTCGAGTAATGCCACTATGACTAGAACGATCGATATTTCTTGGGAGATAAGTGATAATCTCTGCGTATTGTGCATCATCTACTAATTCTGGAATGTAATCACTATGCTTTGCATCAATTACGTTTCTCAGAACTTCTTTCTCAATCTTCTTATTGAGAACACTATTGATCTTTTCTTCTGTAACATCTACTTTTTCTGTAGTTGTACCTTCTCCAAGATCACGCTTCTTAGCTTTAGCTGAGATTAGACCTGTCTTATAGTTCTCTTTCTCAGTTACAAGCTTCTCATAGTCTTTTTTCTTGAGAGTGACTGTCTCTTCTTCTGAATCATCATCTGACTCGTCATTAGACTCATCGTCAGAATCGTTTGTAGAGGTATCTTCCTCTGATTCATCTTCGTTTTCTTCTGAGTGATCGTTCTCAGTAGAGGTGTCTTCCTCTTCTTTTAGATCTTTTTCTGCATCTTCTTCAGTGTTATCTGCAGCAGATGCTTTCGTCTTTTCAAATGTCATATCTTTTAACTCGTTTATTTGAGATCGATTCGAGCTTCGATCATATGACTAAATAGTAATCAATGGTGATCACTGTCTTAGTGATGAATACAAGCATTAGATTCACCACTAAAGACTGACCAACATTATTTGCAACCTTTCTTTGTTGCTTTCTTTGTTTTCTTTACTTTCTTCATATGTATAGATTAACGTTTCTTAGAGCGAAACTTATTAACTGCTTTACGATTTGATTCTTTCCTCTTTGTTCTAGAGAGTCCTGCTTTATTTTTAGCAATCGCAACTGCTTGAATTACTTTAGCCTTCTTTGTACTGATTCCTCTTTTCTTTGCTAGAGTCTTGATTGCTTTTGCTCTTGTTGCACCTGGTTTAGTACCAGCTAGTTCAGCAATGTTTGCTTTTACTACTTTATTTGATTTTCCTTTCTTTAATGGCATATGTTATTCTTTATCTGCAGTGTCCTGATCTTTGTTAGAGATCTTTTGTCCAGCTGCTAGTTTTAATGATCTTCGATTAAGTAATTTTAATTCAGAGAGTCTTCCTTGATACTTTAGATATTCATGTTCTGGTAGTCCAATAGACATCGCTTCTAGAATCTCTTTCTTTCGATACGTATAATAGTCTTTGTATCCCGACCTTTCAGAAGATAAGAGAGATAACCATTCTTCCATTCTTTCTTGATTGAACTTAGACGACTGGGGCTCCTGTAGGTTGAGCAGTCTTATTAGCAGTTGTTTGAGCTTGTGCATATTGTTGTAACTCAGGTGGTAATTGCATTCCTTCTGGTAATCCAGTTGGAGCTTGTTGTGGTGTCTCGTACTTTGATGGATCATCACCAAATGTCTCTACAAAGTCTTTAAAGAACACTTGTTTGTTAGCCATAAAGATCTCAGGGAAGAGTTTAGCTACTCCCATTACCTTCTCTTGTACCATCGCCATCTTCAATGACTTCATCTTCTGTCTTAATGTCTCAGATACTACTCTTACTTGATAATCATATTCATCTAAGTAAGTAGAAGTAGTCTCGATAATCTCAGTTGGTTGTCCTTGCATTCGTAATTGTTCCTCTTCGATATCTAATTTATATGGAGCAGTAAGAGATGCTTGATCTTTCTTAATACGTATTTCTTTTGTTCCAGTCTCTCCTGTATAGATCTCAGTATTCTCTACTCGATAAACTCTGAAGAGTGGTTCAATTGTAGCTGCTTCCTCTTCTGTTAATTTAACATCCAAGAGAGGTTGAGAATAGTTCATCAAGATATTTAGTATTCTTAATCTGTACTTCTGTAACCATAAGTCTTTCATCATTGTATAGAAGTCTCCCTTTAATTCTTCTGCTCTTTCGTTAGCGATAACAATCTCTCTTGCTGTTGACCCAGATCCAGAAGAACCTCCTTGTACTTTATCTACAGAGTCTTCTTCAAGTCCTGCCTTTACGTATTTCAACATTGTGATTGATCCATTGTCGATACCACGTACTGGGAGAGGAGTAACTTGAGATACATCTTCAACATAGATCTTATTGTCATGTGTTACTTCTTCGTCCTCTAAGTCGAATGAGTCTTTGTTAACTTGTCCAATAATCAGTGGGGTAGTTACTGCACGATATACTTCATCAGTTAGTGAGTTTACAAATGCATTCTCTACATCTTGTTCTCCCATTAAGATATTTGGAAGAGAGTTACCAAGAGCAAAGTTTGAATTTGCAAATGGTTCAAAGATCGCTTTAGCAATAGGATATTTCTTCTTTCTCTTTCCCCATAGTAATGGAGCATCTAAGATGACTACACCGTTTGCAACAATACGATAGATGTCTTTACCCTTTACAAAGAGTCTTACAACTTCGTATGGTTTGTTAGTACCTGTTCTTTCTTTCCAACGATCTCCGAAGAATGTAGCATTCAGTTGATCAGAGATCAGTTCACCTCTTGTCTTTACGTACTTATGATTCTTGTAATTTGAGAATTCAAAGTCAAATGATTCTTTGTCTACGTAGTCTATCCAAGCAATAGCAGGTTGATCTTGAATATTCTTAATGTACATGCTTTTGAGAAGGAGATTCGTTACTGGAATATCGATCTCGACTGGTTTGTCTTCTATGATCTCGTCTTTCTCTTCATATTCTACTTCACCTGTTGTTGGATCGTAGTTTGTAATCACTTTGACTTTACCTCTTACCTTGAGATAGCCATCATACTTATATTTTGTACCATTGATTGCTGTATCCCAAGCATCGTAATACATCGCAAGTTCTGGATTGTTGTCTTCGTCTACATATGATGCTTCTACTAATGTCTTCATTACTTCTGCTCTTGCTACTGAGACTTGGTTCTTCTCGTTCGTAGCAGTGATTGCTATATCTGGTAAGTTCTTTGATAGGCCAGAGATATAAGCTTTAACCTTATTACGAGTAGTCTTTGTGAATACATTAGCTTGCCATTCGTCTTTTCCTTGTGCATCTCTAGATGGTACGTATGAGTTAGCTCTCTTCTGTGAGTCATCGATGAACTGTTTTGCTGTTCTATCATTAAGTTCTGGGTATGATTCGTCCATTACTTCTAGCATGTCATCGACATAGTCATACGTCTCTTTGACCA